ATACGGTTCATTTGGTAGCGGTAATACTACTCCTACAATTCTTTCCTATGGTTACAATTCAGATGAAGATATTACAAATGCATCTGGTGTTGGATTTCAAATTGGTTTTAGCAGGTTAGACAGTAACTATCAACCAGATCAGATTCAAGCAAGAATACCTCGTTCCGGACAAAGTGACATAGTCTTAACTTCTAATATTAGTTATCACTCATTTGGATATCACATAAATCCAAATGAGTGGTATAGAATAACTTTTAGACGTGAATACAGAGCTGCAATTAGCAATTATCTTTGGGGTTTAAGCGTAACACCGCCAGGTGGTGGAGCAAGCGTAGCAAGTGATAGTGAAACAAATGCATCAGCTATGACTACACCTAATGATCCAAGATTGTATTTTATTTCTACTAATAACAATCATCAGTTTGACTATCTACGTTTTAATAGAGGCGAAGGAAACTTATGGACCACAACATCAGGAAACCCCTATATTCTTGACTTCAACAATGAAGGCGTTGATGAGCTTTGGTTCATAACACACGAAGGCGCTGCTGATTTAGACACTGCATTTACTTTGAGCGCAGATCCTTCATTTAAGTTTGATTCTAATGCAAACATCACAAGCGAATTTAGTATTAGTGCAGATGTAAATGAAATTACACAAGGTTCAGCAACACTAGACAGCCAAGCATCAATATCGGCAACTGCAACAAGAATAAAACAGTTAGATGCTGCCTTAAATGCCACATTTTCAACAACCTGCGATTTTGATAGGTTGCGTAGCGGCGCAAGTGGCCTTAACAGCGCCTTTGCTCAAAACTCAGATATCAATGTTAAAACTGACACTGATAGCACCCTAGCAAGTGCATTTGCACAAACTGCCACAGGTGTGCGTATTCACCCGGGTGAAGCAACACTAAATGCACTCTACAGTGAAATAACTGTAATCAATAAGATTGGTAACACACTTGTTTCAATTGACACTGCATTTACACAAACAACCGATCCTGTAAAAACTACAGACACTGATGCAACACTAGATGCAGTAGCGTCATTGTCAAGTGAAGCTGTTCGAACAAGGCCTTTTGATAGTGCTCTTTCTAGTTCGTTTGGTATCACAGCAGACTTAGATAGAATTAGAACAAGCGACATTGAAAGTTACTTTGAAAATGATTATATAGATACAGGTTATTTTTCAGGCGGAATACAAGTATTTTTAAATATGTCTGTAATTGCAGGTATTATAGAAGATGCAAATGCCACAATACCAAGTGCGTTTAGCCTTAGTGCAGATGTTGGAGAAATTGAACAAGGTGAAATAGATTTATCAACTGCAATTACTATTTCAACCGCAGGAGATAGAGTAAGATTTGCAGAAGCTACACTAGACGGCGCATTTACACCAAGCATAACAGCGGTTGCAACTAAAGTTGGCGAAACAACACTTGATGCTGAATTTACAGCCACAACTGAAGGCGACAGAATACGTTTTGGCGAAGCAAATATAACAGGTGCATTTACACCTATAATTGATGTCAATGCACAACTGTTAGGTGAAATAAATCTTGCAACTGCATTTACAATTGAACTAGAAGCAACACAAATATTTGCAAATAGATTAGACGAAACAGCACGATTTGACATTACAATTGATGCAGTAAAAACAGCTGCCGGCGAAGCAACATTAAATAGTGTTGTTGAAATTGATAGATTTATCGGTGGCGCTAAATTTGTTGCAAGTGCCGATATTAGTACAGCATTTACAGTAGAAGTAGATGCTAAGATTATTCATGTTGATCAGTATGTGTTTGACATTCACAGAGAATACAGAACATATACAATTCCAAGCGAAGATAGAAGCTTTACTATCCACGCAGAGAATAGATTAGCATCAATCACAAGCGAGGATCGCTTGCAGGATATTTACGAAGAAGCAAGGACAACAACAGTAGAAGGATAATGATATGCCAGTAAATAGAACAGGATTTGACCAGACAAGTAGCGGTCTTAACATAGAAAAGGATGTTGAAGCTCAACTTACCTATACATTTAATTGGAGCAATTGGTTACCAGATGGTGACACTATTGCAAGCGTAGAATATTCGGTAGCAGCCCGAAGAAATGATCCTACGCCTATTGTGATAGAATCAAGTGGATTAGCTGATTCAAACACTGACACCTATGTAGAACTATCAGGCGGTCAAACAGATAAGATTTATATTGTAACTGCTAAGATTACCACAAATGACGGCCTAATTGATAGACGCAGTTTTAGAGTAAATGTAACTAATAGGAGTGCATAATGAAAGGTTATGATGATTTAGATAAAAGGCTGTCCTTGCTTGAACAAAAACTAGATCTAATTCTAGAGAATCATTTAGCTCATATGCAAGCTGACATGAACTTTATTAAAAAGTTTTTGATTGGTGTAAGCATTGCAGTAGTAATAGAAGCGGTTTATATAATAACCAAATTTAACGGCATATCATTACCCCTCTAGTAAATATCTGCATGAGCAAATCCTTTATACCTAGTGAAATACTAGAACGTATCACTTGGACAAAAAACGGCAAATTACCTGGTGATCCTGATTATATAAAATCTATAAGTCACACGCCGCAGCCTTGTGAAGATTGTGGATTGATTGTGGAAAACAGACGTATTCAACAAAGGTTTCACGATTCGCCACAAAAACACTTTAGGAAAAAGTGTTTAAATTGCAAAAAGTTCTATAATCCACAAACTAAGCAATATGATCTAAATTCGCAAGAAGTTTTAGCCTTTTTTCGCAAGTTTTTTTGCGACAATGATAAATAATTGTGTATAGTAAGACATTGCTTTATTTTACTGCCATTTAATAAGCTCCTATACTTCGTTTTACTATACATCCTATAAAAATAACTACTAACAAAAGTAGATCTGTCATTGACACCCCCTGAGATAGCATCAACTGGGGGTGTTTTTTTCTTGACAATCAATAACTTAGGTGTTATTATAGTAATTGTATAAATACACTATACAAAAGGCAGTAAAATGAAATACACAAACTTTGACTCAGAACAAGAACAACTAATTGGCTATTGGGCCAAAACCCAAGGCTTTTCTCACAAGGCTCTAAAAAACACTAGTATCGAAAAACTACAGGCAGCTAAATTAGCAACTAACATTATCAGAAACGTACGAGGCGAACACCAGGAAGTATATAGAGACTGCAACAGTTTTCTCAAAAAACTCCACAAAGGCGCTAAAATAACCGAAAAAGAAACTAATTTAATATATAGACACAGTAGAAGAATACAGAGAATTCAGGCTAAAAAAGCGAGAAAAGCAACTCGTTAAATCAGTGCTATAAAACCCTGGTTGTAATATGACGGCTAATGACCCAGGTTGGTGTATATGTTGCTGATACGGCATTGCACAAGAAAGGGCCGCAGTTTAACCTAGCAATAGGTTCGGAGTTTCAACGCATCCGTCTCCGGTAAAAAACTGTATCAGTCGTGTGTGAGAGTTCAAGACACACGGTACGGCTATAGTAAAGAGTGAAGAACTTTTTTTTGTTTTTCCTCTTTACTATAGCCGTCGTATGACTTCAAGTTCAAGTTAAAAACAAACAATAAATCATCTTGTTTAGTTCGAGCGATAGCAAATATGAGTTCTGATAAGAACGAATAAGACGAACGAAGTTTGGCTTTGATATGTAAGTCATTGAAATCAAACAATTCAATTTGATTGCAATTTCTAGTATTGGTGCTATACTGTATATACTGAAACACAAAAAAAGGACTTATAAAATGTCAAAAATTATCTTTCGCACAGATGATCTATTCGGCAAAGAAGTAGATACATTTCCTAACAAGATCGATGGCGTTGCACACTTGATTCAATATGCTTGGAATAACAATCGTTTCAATCATCCCTTTGGTATTGAATGCCAAACAAATGAAGGCCACAAAAATCAAGTGTTCTTTTATACACATTGTCCGCAATTAGCAAACAAGATTGTAAAAGATTTTGGTGCTGAAAGTGCAACACTAGACACTTAATCATCACTTGACAGTGTAGCATTTCGGTGCTACACTGTACATACTAAGGCAATAATGTAACAGCAAAGGCAAATACAATGACAACTTACAGTGTAATATCACAAGACCTAACCACAGGCAAGATAGTAGAATCAAAAACATACGACAATTTACCGTATGCTCGTATTCACTATAATGCACTAGACATCCGCGACTACAATCGTCTCATCCGCACTGAGCATCAACCAAATGCTGACGTAATTACAGTACTAGAGGAGACAGCGTAATGAAAAATATTCAAGCAAAGAAAAAACTTTTGAAAATGTCTGACAAACTTCAAAAGATGCCACAATCACTTGAGCGTGAATACTTTATTGAGGATGTTTGGGAACAGTGTTTCAAAGCGTTTCCTGAAAAGAAAACAAGTGAAGATAATTGGTATATTAGTGAAGTGCGTATGTGGGACATCATTGAAGATGCTATTGAGTTGTTAGAGGAGACAGCGTAATGGAACAGACATACAGAGAATATCTAACAGAACGATTTAATCGGAAATCATATTTTGACTATGATAAGGACAAATATCGTGTCGCCGCTGTTGGTGGCGATGTAAGTGCCACCGGTATGGGTAATGTAGCCCGTATTATTGAAGTTGATGCTGAAGACTTTGAACGAGTAAATCGTTATTTAGAGATTGAGTCAGAAATCAACGAGATAATGACAAGTTACGGTTATCGTGCTGTTTTTAATAGAGAACTTTCTCAGCAAGTGCAAGAAGACTTAGCATGGTTGAATGAACTTCGTAAAGAAGCAATAGACACGGTTCGTGACTATTTTACTTCCAAATATGATTTCCGTAGTCGTTGGGCTTGGTTAGAAACCCCTGGGTTTGACTATGACGCATACGAGGCTGACGAAGAGTTAGAGGAGACAGCGTAATGAGCAAAAACTTTAACAAACAAAAATGGCAAAAGGCTTTTGAACGTGTTTTACAACAGCCTATTGGCGACATACTGAAAAACTTTGAAAGTAATCAATCAATGATGCAGCATGTATATCCAGGAGACAAGTTTTTAGAAACACTTCCTTGGATTGAAGAACACTTTGGATATGAAAGAAAAGACGAAGTATCCAAAGGTGTTGTTTTTACTTTAGGTGTTGCAACACTTAACCAAATATTTCTTGACTATCTAAATGAGGAGACAGCGTAAAAAACGCATAATAACAAGATTAGGCCCTAGTGGGCCTTTTTTTGTGGCTTTTTTTCTGCTTTTGATAAATATTATTATGAAAGACGATAGAAAAGCACACGGAGTTACTGATCCTCACAAAACAGGTCCAAGGCCAAAACAATTGGTAGAAACTACTATTGAAGGTCTAGCTGTTGGTAGAGATAAAACAGTAGTACCACCAGATCAAGTATATGAATTGGCAGCTATTGGCTGTGATGACAGAGAGATTGCACGTTTCTTTGGAGTCAAGGAAGATACCTTAAGATACAACTTTGCGGACGAACTTACAAAAGGCCGTGAGTATGTAAAAATCAGACTTAGACGTGCAATGTTTAAGAATGCCTGTGATCATATGAATGCAGCAGTGCAGATATTCCTCAGCAAGAACATACTTGGCATGAGCGATTCAGTTATTGATAGTGAAGCAAACAAACCACTGCCTTGGAATGAAGAGGACAGTGTAGAAATAGGAGAAGAAAATGACAGAGAAGAATCCGAACAAGAATAAAGTAGTTGGCGAAGTTGCAAGCGACAACAGCCTACAGAAAGTTCAAACAGAAAAATCAGACGTAAGACGTGTGGTTGTTTTAGATGAAAAAATAGTGTTGAAGCCTGCTGATGTATTGGGTCGTAAATAGTTGTGTCCAAAAACAATCCAAAGTCATGCCCTCTAGTACAGTATGGCATTTGGAATTTGTGAATATCCAAACACAAGAACGCAGAGTCACCTACGTAGAAAAAAGATTTAAGAACTACGCAAATTGGCGAAAAATAATAGATAGCTATCCTTTAGGCATGGTTGTTACAAATCTCGAATTACTTAATGGCAAAAGAATCAACGCAGATTCTAAGCCAGAAATACTTTTTGCAGTTCCACAGTCAGAACTTGCAGACATACTAGCGGAGCATTGGAATGATAATTGAAGTACTACAGATAGTTAATGATCTAGTGATTATGGTCTTGTTATTGGCTATTGTAAATGATATGAGGAATCGATGACCTGGAGTTATATGAACAGGCCTTACACTGAAGCACAAGAACAGTACCAAGGATTTGTGTATGAAATATATGACACAAAGAATAACCGATTGTATATTGGCAAAAAGAATTTCTGGCGCACTCAAAAACTAAAGCCACTAAAAGGTAAGACCCGTCGTCGTCATAGACGAGTAGAAAGCGATTGGCAGAGCTATTATGGGAGCAACGAAGAACTTCTACAGCAAGTAGAATCTCTCGGGCCGGATCACTTTCACAGAAAGATACTCGTACTATGTGCAAACAAAAATCAAATGACCTACTTTGAAATGAAACTGCAATTTGAATATGATGTGTTGTTTGATGATCGTTACTACAACAGTTATATAGGAGGCAGACTAACTGCAAGAGGTTTAAAGAATGTATGAATACAAGTATGTCAATAAGAGCACTAGAAAACATCCAAACAACAATGGACGTCCGCCAAATAAAACTTGGATAACAGGATCTGATCCTGTAAGACGTGACAAATATTATGCTTGGCAAAAACACAGAGCCCAAGCCAAATACAGACGTGAAGACTATGAACTAACTTGGGAACAATGGGAAGACCTTTGGCAAGATGAATATTGGTTTAAAAGAGGTAGGCACACCGATTGCTATTGCCTTATGAGATTAGACTTTACTGACAGTTGGCGTATTGATAATGTAGAAATTGTTGAACGCAGTGTATATCTAAAAAGATCAGGAGAATATAGAAAGTGATAGATCCAGACTTTGATCCTTACGCAGAATTACAAGAAGCACAAGACATGATCAACAAACTAATTATTGCACACAACAATCACGATGAACTACTCGTACAATACAGCAAACAAGCAGAACAAGTTGCACAGTTATTGAATTCACAACAGCGCCAGATCAACAATTTAAAATTTGAAGTAAAGCAATTACAAAAAAATGAAATTAAGTAAGCCGCAAAAACAAGTTGCTGATGATCCTAGTCGTTTCAAAGTTGTTGTGGCAGGCAGACGCTTTGGCAAAACATACCTTAGCCTAAGAGAAATCTGCTACAGGGCTAGGATACCAGATCAAGAAATATTCTACATAACTACAAGTTATAGGGCAGCCAAAATGATTCTTTGGAAGCCTCTAAAGAAAAGACTATTGGACCTAAGATGGGCAAAGAAAATCAACGAAAGCGAACTGAGCATCCTACTAAAGAATGGCTCAACGATAAGTTTAAAAGGCGCAGAAGAACCAGACCGCCTAAGAGGTGTTAGTCTTTCATATTGCGTAATTGATGAAGCTGCTGAATGCAAACTAAAAGAACTGTGGGGTGAGATTGTTCGACCGGCGCTCGCTGATCAACAAGGCGGAGCATTGTTTATTGGAACACCTAAAGGGAAGAACAATCCGTTTTATGACTTGTATGTAAATGGTAAGCAAACTGAAAATTGGCGTAGTTGGCAATTTACAACACTAGACGGAGGCTTTGTTCAACCAGAAGAAATAGAAGCAGCCAAACGTGACATGAGCGAACGTCAATTTAGACAGGAGTTCCTTGCAACATTTGAAAGCTATGAAAACAGAGTTGCATGGGCATTTGACAGAGACAAACATCTACATTCAATACAAGACCTTGATACTTCAATTATACACGTGGGCATGGACTTCAACGTAAATCCTATGACAGCAGTTATTGCAGTTAGACAAGGCGACACACTTTTTACAATAGATGAATTGAATGTGTATTCATCAAACACAGAAGAAGTAGCAGAAGAAATCAAAAACAGATATCCAAAGAGTAAAGTGTTTGTTTATCCAGACCCTTCAGGCAGTAGAAGACAATCAGTTTCAGGAGGCATGAGTGATCACATACTGCTACAGAACGCAGGCTTTATTGTTAAGGCACCACGCAAGCATGATCCTGTCAAAGACAGAATAAATGCACTCAATGCCAGATTTCGTACAGCATCGGGCGAAAATCACCTATATATTAGCAAAGACAATAAATACACTGTAGAAAGTCTAGACAAACATACTTTTAAGGAAGGGACAGGAATACCGGACAAGGACACAGGTTATGATCATATGTTCGATGCGCTAAGTTATATGGTTGCCTATTTGTTTCCTGTTCGTAAAAATGTTGATAATACAGAGCCCCTGGGACGCTGGGGAGTTGCTCTACAATCATAAGGATCCAAGATGTCAAACGCAACAGAAACAATTCAAAATGAAATTGCCAAAATACTTTCGGGCAATGACATTTACAACAGTTACAAAGGTCAATACAAGTACCTTTTAGAAAGTTACCTAGGTGGAGATGAATATCGCAAAGCAGGCCACCTTGCAAGATACCAAACAGAAACAGCAGCTGAATATGATTTACGGTTAAGAACTACACCCTTAGACAACCACTGTCAAAGTGTTGTAGGTGTTTATACTTCATTCTTGTTTAAGGAACATCCTATGCGTGACCTAGGGTCAATGGCTGATGATCCTATGATGCAAGACTTTTGGATGGACTGTGATTATGAAGGTAGAAGTTTAGATCACTTTATGCGTGACTTGTCAATATGGGTAAGCGTATTTGGACACGCTTGGATGATTGTTTCAAAACCAAACATAGGTGCAACAACAAGAGCTGAAGAAGTAGAAGCCGGCGTTCGTCCTTACCTTTCAATGCTGACACCTATGTTCATAACAGATTGGCAATGGTCAAGAAACAGCCTAGGCAAATATGAATTAAGTTATCTCAAGTACATTGAAGAAATCAATGGTGACATTACTACCGTAAAAGAATGGTCACGTGAAGCAGTTAAGACTTCAGTTGTAAATGAAAACGCAAATGACATAATTGAAATGACTGTTGAAGAAAATCAACTAGGTATGATTCCTGCTGTGATCTGCTACAACAAAAGAAGTTCAGTTAGAGGTATAGGTGTAAGTGATATTTCAGACATTGCAGACCTACAGAAGTTTATCTACAATGCACAAAGCGAAGTTGATCAATCAATTAGACTCAACACTCATCCAAGTCTAGTTAAAACACCTAATACACAAGCAGGTATCGGCGCCGGTGCATTGATACACATGGATGAGTCAATGGATCCTGGTTTGAAACCTTACTTACTTGAATTCAATGGTACCTCTGTAGAATCTATTTACAAGGCGGTAGATCAGGCAATTGAAGCTATAGACAGAATAGCTAACACCGGTGCCGTTCGTGCTAAAGAAACAAAAGTTATGAGTGGCGTATCACGTGAAGTTGAATTCCAAATGTTGAATTCACGACTTGCAAGCAAAGCAAAGTCAATAGAACTTGCAGAAGAATCAATGTGGAGACTATGGGCTGCATACATGGGTTATGAATATGAAGGCTATATCAAATATCCTATGAGCTACAACATCCGTGACACTTATAATGATTTAGAATTCTACATCAAAGCATTGGCAGCAGGTGTTCCTAGTAAAACTTACAAGAAAGAAATCTATAAAATTATTGCAGACCTTGCAGTTGATAACGGTGAAATATATGATGACATTGCAGGTGAAATAGACGGCTTTGAACAACATCCTATGTATAATCCTCAAACAGGAGAAACTGTAATTGCAACAACAGAAGCAGAACATCTTGCACTAGCCGCACAAGGATTCATACATCCTGAACAAGCAACAGTAAGAACGATCGATGGCCTCCAAAACTGAAATCGAAAAACATGACAACCTGATAACGGAAGTTATCAACACTAACACTGATAGGATAGAGGATGCGACCAAAGCAGTTGAAAATCGCTTGGCTGAACTAATACTTGCACAGCCTGATTCAACTACGCTTGCAAACAACAGAGCACAACTTGCAC